GCATCCTGCGCCTGCTGCCCTTCATTGTAAACGGTGTTAGTTACGAAATTCGAGACATTCGGAATCTCAGATTTCAGTGCATACTCACCCTTGGGCTGGTACGTCTCTTCTGCCTCAGTCTTGGACAGCAACACCGACACATCCGGAATTTCGCCCTTGTCTGCCTTGCCTGCCAGAGCAGCAGTGTTTGCGTCAATTTTGGCATCCTGCGCCTGCTGCCCTTCATTGTAAACGGTGTTAGTTACGAAATTCAAGACATCCGGAATCTCAGATTTCAGTGCATACTCACCCTTGGGCTGGTACGTCTCTGCTGCCTCAGCTTTGGGCAGCAGGCCCGACACATCCGGAATTTCGCTCTTATCCGCTTTGTCCGCTTCCAGACGGGCAATGTCTCCCGCGTGCTCTTCCAGCTCCGTTTCCTGAGACGTCACGCACTGGCTGATAGTCTGGCCCGGGTGGTCGGTCTCCCAGTCACCAATATTGGTATTGGCTTTGTTGGCAGCAGCCTGTGCGGCGTTGATTTTGGAATCCTGCGCGGCCTGTTCTGCCGTGTAAGTCGTGGTATCGACTTTATGGTTTGCGATGTCCCGCACCTCTTCCACGTCTGCCGCGATAGTATCGCAACGTCCGTTCAGGGCAGTATCAGCATTGGCGCGTGCTGCCTGCTCTTTCTTCATCTCCTGTGCAATGGTCGTATCCGGAAAAACTTCATCCCAGTCCGACGCATTGCTTTCAAGGCTGGTCAGACGTGCCGCGTGCTTTGCGATTTCTGCCGCATTGTCAGAAATGTTTTTCGCGTTGGCGCTGATATTGGTGTTCTGGATGACCTGTTCTGCCTTGATGGCGTCGATATCGGTCTTGTTGGCGGTGATGCGGTTACTCAGTGCGGTATCGGCTTCAGCGCGGGCCTGCGCTTCGGCTGCATCTGCCGCCTTATAGGCCGCGTCAAGGTCAGAAATAGCCTGCTTGCGGTCGGCGGTCTCCTGCGCAATGGCAGCGGCGTTTGCCTGCTCTGCGGCCTTTGCGCGGTCGATTTCGGCGTTCAGACTGGCGGTCAGGTCTGCAATGTCGGATTCAACGGCATCCAGACGCTCGCCCCATGCCGCCATGTCCTTTTCCCACTGAATCACCTTTTCATTCCAGTCTTTAATCAGTTCGGTAAATCGTTCGTTGTCTTTCTGGAACTGCTCAACCAGCCGGGACAGGTCGGTGACGGTTTTCTTAAGGTCGGCGAATTGATAGTTGTAGTCGGACGTCTTGACCCAGTATTTTGTCTGTCCTTCGGGGTACGGGGGCAGCTGTGCGCCCTTCGGTACATAGCACTTAGAGGTGTAGCAGTCGCCGTTATGGACAACAATAGTAAGCGGTTCATACTCGCGTTCGTTGTCCCATTCCACCGGGTCTGCGAAAATCGGGACATACCGCGCACCGATATACATAGACGTGCCGCCCTTGAACGGGGGCGGGGGACACGGATGCGGGTGCGGCGGGCATCCGTGCGGATGGCAGCAGTCGCCGCCCGGCGCGTGAGGTGCGCACGAAATGGGGAAATCATTGCAATTGCAGTTTGCCATAATAAAGATGCTCCTTTCTCAGTAGTAAACGACCAGATGCCCATACCCGGGTTTATCGGGGTCAAGCAGGGTATCAAAGTGCAGAAACTCCCAGCTTGCAGGGATATAGGCGACAAAGTGCCCGTCATCGTCAAGGCCAAAGAACACAAACCGCACCATTTGATAAATGATATCGGTCATGTTGGTGTTGACCCATTCGTTAAACGTATCTTTGGTGAAGTCGCCCGCTTTCAGCTTTGCAAAAAGCTGGCAAGTCGCTTCTTTCAGCTGCGCGGTCAGGGCGTCCAGACCGTCAAGACGGGAATCCTGCCCGATATCATGCAGCCGCAAGGTTTCGGTGTTAGACAGCGCTTGCTTGAGCTGGTTCACCAACCAATACAGGTCGTACTGGTAGTGGTCGCCGGGTGCTGCATACGGGGGCGACGTCTGGAAGAGAAACGGGGTGCTGATATCGGGGTTCTTCGTTTCGTCAGCCATAAAGCTACTCCTTTCATAAAATCCCCCGCTTGCGCGGGGGTCGGTCAGTTAGTGTTTGCCGTTCAGCTGCGCAAGCAGGGCGTCAGCCTTGAGCGCGTTAGGGGTGAAAGAGTTGTTCTTCCACCATGCAATCAGGGCGGCAACGGTGGTAAACCCTGCGGTTACCAGCTGTTCCAGAGTCTCCGATTCGATGGGCAGGGGGCTCTTGCCGCATGCGCTTAGAATCTGGTTAACGATAGCCAGAACCAGAACAAGGGTACGCGCAATCGTGCCTGCAGAAATGTGAAGTTCGTTCATAAATTATTCTCCTTTCAGGTGTGTATGCTCTAAATCATCTATTCGATGATTTGCGACTTTTATTTGTTCTTCAATGACGGGGATTTTTTCAGCAAAGGAATTGTGTTTGCGGACTTCCCGAGTCAGCTCTTCAATCTTTACGTCTGTGACGGCTTGCGATTTGCTGTTGGCAATCAGGACCCCCGCAAAGGTGACGATACCTGTAATAATGGCGGCGACAATCGTTTCCACTGTACAGCCCCCTTAATACACGTCCAGACAGAACTTTGCATGATAGTCATTGGCAATTGTCATGTACACGTCAAACAGAACAGTTTCGCGTTCTGCATCAATCATCTGTTGGGTGGTGGTAACGCCAATGTTACCTTGTTTAATCCAGCCGTGATTGTACATGTCTGTTACCTTTTCTTTGCCCACCTCTTTAGCATCTTCGTGCCTGATATCGTGGGCCTTTGTTTTCGTGTCGGTCGTGCCTTTGGTCGTGCCGTCCGTCTGGCTTCCGGTGGTCTGGTCTTGGTGTCCGTGGGTCTCTGTGTCCGACGTGCCGGTTGTGACGGTGGTGGAGTTGGCTACAGTAGTGGAATTCCCGGTAAAGTCGGTGGTCTCTTTATGCTCCCCATTTTCGGTGCTGTTAAAAGTCTCCTCTGCCACAGTGTGGGTTTGGTCGTCGGGCTGGTAGTCCGGGGCATTTTCGGGGCTAATATCCCGGGTCACAGTCTGGTCAAGGTTCTTTGTGCTTTCCGTGGTCTTTTTGTCAGTGCCTGCAACGTCCGTCTTGTTAACGGTCGTGGTGGTGCTGGTGTCGTCGGTCACCGACTTGCCCTCAGTCTCCGTGTGCCCTGTGCCTGCGGTTTCGTCGTGCAGTTCGGTGCTGCCGGTTTCGTGATAGTCTCCGGTCGTCACCTGTCCCACGGTCTGCCCGCTCTTTCCACGGTTAATAGCGGTTCTGTCCTGCGTGGTATCGCGGTCAGTGGTACGGACGTCGGTTGTTCTCTCCTGCACATCCGTGTTCCAGATGGGGTTATACTTGAGCTGCGTTGTGCTATAGAGCTTTTCCCAGATGGGCATACTCTCTTGCACCCAGTAGCGAATAGCGTCCACCATCCAATAGGGGTCAGGCCGGTACAGAGGTGCAAGCCCATGCTCCCTCATGATGATATGGATAGCAAGTTCTCTATCCATGCCGACGGGAACTTTGAAATCACGGAAGAGACCTTCCGGAATATTGCACAGGAGCTTGCACGCGCGGTCTATGGCATCACTGTTTTGGTTCGTGCTGTTCTGGTTCGTCATGCTCCCCCAGTACATCGGCATTATCTGCACCCCCCTCTCTCAGCTCTGGCGGTTCGTTGATTTCGATAGAAATCTGTGTTCCATACATATCATTGCACACTTTCACCGATTCGTCAAGAGAAATCTTCCAGACTTCCCGGCGATTGTACGTTTCAGCGTCCGCGCTTGCGCTCTCGTTTGTCACAAGCCGTTCTTTCTTATCGGGCTGCACCCGAATTCCCAGCTCCCTGTAAAAGTCCTGCAGCGTCTTGCATCTCAGGTCGTACAGGTCGGGCAGGATAAAGTTTTTCGACAAGTCGCGGTCAAACTGCATGATAGGCAGCTGATACTGTGCGTCGGCCTTGTTCATGACAGGTTTTTGCAGCTGCCCGTTTACCACAATGGCGGGTTTGCCGTTTTCCAGTTGCTCGAAAATGGTTTCGAGCGTGCGGCGGTCTTTGTCGTCTTTGGCAATAGCAGCATATGCAAAACGGCTATTAACAACGGCCTGCCGAATGGAAACTTCAAGCTGCTGCATTTCAACGGCGTATTTCTCAATGATATCCCAGACCCCGCGATAATCGGGGGTCAGCTTGATAACAGCGCATTCTGTGCCGATTTCAAGCGGTCTGTCAAACTGAAAAAAGGGGGTCTGTACCATCATGCCGCGCGGCTGGAACTGCAGACCGAAACCCGTAGGAGCACCCGGCTGCACCACAAGGCCATATGTTTTAGAGTTGAACACAACGGCATAGCCCATGCGCAACAGTTGGTAAAGAAACGCGTCATAGTCCCAGCCGATTTGACCGGGGCCTGCTTCCGGCAGACCATGGATTTTATAAAGTGCCCGCATACGCTGGAAAAACGAACGCTCCCAGTAGTTGAGCACGTCCGTACTCAGAGACGGGGGACGAAACCCCCCGCATGCCTGCGTGTCGTAGTTCCCTTGATAGCACTGGTACATGGTATCACCTTTCCTTTCTTATTCAATAAATACACCGCCGTCCATAGCGGCGTTAATATACGCGGTTTCGGAACCGGTTGCCATAGGTGCAGCAACGGAAAATCCGCGCGTTTTACAATACCCAGCTGCAGGGGTCGCAACCCGCATAACGGGATAACCGTACAAACTTTGATATCCGGAATCGTCAATGGGTGGATAGTACAATAAAGTCAACTGCGCTTCCGTCGGGAGAAGTGTCTGGCTCGCGCCTGTGGTCATGCCGACGCACTGATTGATGGGCTGGATGCTCTGCTTGACGCCCTCTGCACCAGAAGTCAGACCGGCAACCGCTCCAAACGGCCCCATTGTTGCGCCGACGCCCCCGCCAAACTGCAGCGCGGAACCGACGGCAGCAATAGAGCCGGAAACCGCTTTCACGGGGTCAATGTTGGAAGTGCCGATGCCGTATACACTGGAAACGTTCGTGGAACCAACATAACAGCAATAGTTTCCAGCGGTTACTTTAATCGAAACACTGCCGTCCAAATAGGTCATGCACCAGTCAACACCAACCGTTGCGGCGTTGTTACACTGGTCAACGGGAATGCCAACCACGCCCACCATAGGGATGTACAACTGAATCTGGCAATTCAGACGTTTCCAGTCTGCGGCAGGCCACGGAATCGCAATGTCCGTATGCACAGAAAGATTATCGTCTTTCGTGACAACTCGACCAAACACACCCGTGTTGAACTGCCCCAGCGTTATTTCCTTACCGCGTCCGGCTCCCCCCTGTGCTATGGGTAACCAGATGCAAGAGCGAATGCAACTTGTTGCGGTATCACCAAACACTAACTTGTTCATAAACTCAGGCAGAGCCAGCTCCCACCGGACAAATGCTTTTGTGGTTGCTTCCCACGTCGTAGAAACGGCAGTCAATAAAGATTCTAATTGCGTTCGGTCTATCTTGTAAGATAACAGGCCGCTTTTACCAACAGCAGACAAAATATAAATACCGTCAGTATCGCCCAACTTACCATCCGTGATATCTGCCGTGATAGTTGCAACCGTGGGTTTCATTGCAACCGCCTGCCGGGAATCCTGCAAACGGTATTGTGCGCCGCTGGCATCGGTGTTAAAGCCGTACTCAATAAACGCTTTTGTTTTCTTGATATCGTCCGCGAACGTCGCCAATACATCAATCGTGCAGGAGAACTGCCAGTTGTTGGCGTTCAGTGCGGTAATGTCCTCAATCCAGTAGTATGCATGAGTTTCTTCAATGTAACAGTAGTTGTACTGAGGGGAGATGTTCAGGCTGTTCAACCGCACATAAAACACAGGTGTTTCCATGCTGCAGGCACGTTTCATATAAAATGGAAACTCGTCCGGCAGCGCGGATAACTCAATGCGCTTTGTGCTGTTGACCCTTTTAGAGACCTTGCCTAAATGCGCATGATATCCGTGTTCAATACCTTCGTTATGGTCTGCCATATTAACCTCACTTTCCTTTAAAATAAAACAGGGGGGCGGCGGTGCGCCGCCCCCCTGTACATTCAGTTGTCGGGGTTATAATGGAGCCTTTACGGCTCGTCGGACATGTACATCAGAATGGCGTTCTGCGTGGGGTTCTGCGTGTAGTTCATCTTCCAGTGATGCTCCGTGTTGTAGTATTCACCGGTAATGTTGAACGGGGTAGCGTACACGCTATCCTGATAGTAGGTAGTCGCCATGGCCTTGCGGTCGTACAGCAGGCCCACGACGTAGGACAGAGCAACCGCGCCGCCCGTCACCTGTCGCCCGGTATTCACGTCGAACTGCGACGGGGTGCAGGAAATGGCGGGCTTGTCGTTGATGTTCTGCCAGAAATCGACACCCTCATAATTGCCGAAACTCAGATAGCCGGGGCCAAAGATAGCAGGATAGACCCAGCTCCGTGCGTCGTTAATAAGGGGCTGATACAGCAGCAGCTTCTGCTCGCTCTTCGGGGTGTGCCGCAACAGATGCAGCGTGTTGCCGCCGTCGTCGGTACACACGGGGGTCTGGTGATACAGCACGCTGCTGTTCTCCATCAGGCTGCTGGTAGTTTCCAGCCACGACACAAAGAACGATAGAAACTCCTGCAGATGGGTGGTCAGCAGCTCTTTGGTGGTGTAGGTCGTACCGCGGTCCGCGTTGAAAGCCTTAGTCAGGTTCACATGGCATTCCGGACGGTCAGAGTTGTACAACGCACCCATAAAGTTGATGACCTGTGCCCGGTTCTCTGCGGTTTTCCAGCGGGCAATGTCGTTTGCAATTTCGGTAGTCATGGTGGCAAAGAATGCGCTGAACTCGCTTTCATTGGTGAATGCGGTCTTAAGCTGGTTTCGGAACGTGGTGTACCGCTGGTTCAGAACCTTCTGCCCACCGTAGAACATTTCAAGCGGATAGCGCTTCTTGATTTTGTACATGTCCACGCTGTTACCGTCCACCAGAATGTCGTTGTTCTGCGCGGTGTTGACAAACTTCGACTCATCGAAATCACCAGAGAAGAAAGCGATTTCGCGGACGAACAGACCCCACTCCTGCCGGTCGGTCTCGATACTGGTAAACCGGCCCGCATAGGAGCGGCTTGAAATGACCGTGTGCGCAATCATATTAGACAGCGCCTGCAGGGTTCCTTCCATGCTCTGGTCAAGACACATCTGCCCGACCTGAATGAAACTCGCCGTGTTGACGGCCTGAATGGTTGCGGTCTGTCCGGTCACTTCCTTAACCAGCGCGTTGGCAATGGTATAGATATCAGTCGGACGAAACACGCTCATGCCTTTCAGTTCCGGCATGTTAGTGCGGGATTTTGCCATTGGTTAGCTCCTTTCTGCCGTCACTTCACGGCGTTAAAGTCGGGGCTTGCAGGCGCTTCGGCAGGCTGCACCAGCCCCAGAATGATATCTTCCACGCTGGTAACGGGGGCAGGATTGCCCACCGTGCCAGCGGTCGGAACGCTTTTAGCGTTGATGGCGGCGGTCAGGTCTGCAAGCTGCTGTGCCATTGCCGCCATAGGGTCAGGGGCAACGGGCTGCTGTGCTGCAGGAGCAGCGGGGGCCGCGCTCTGTGCCGGGGCCGTGACGGGCTGGCCCTGCTGCACACGTTCCAGAGAAAGCATCTGCTGCACCTGCAGTGCCGTGAATCCCATCTTGCCCAAAGCCAGAATATCGTTGATAGTCATGTGAATCATCCTTTCCACCGGCTCGAGCCGGTCCTTACATCGACGTGCGTGAAAGTCTTGTAAATGCCAACGCCACCGCTGTTCCCTAAAAAGATTTCAGCAATTGCAGCGACTTCGGCGGGGGTCTTTGTGCGGACAGGCTGGCGGTTTTTGTCATAGTGGCCCACCCAGATATCAGCAGCCAGCCCATAAAGGTGCTTGCTGTGATGTGCGCTGCCTTTCTGCTGCCGGTTCCAACTGGCGGTGCGGAATCCGCTGTTGATGTGCACGGCGTCTCCGCACACTTTGCGTATGTTTTCCAGCAATTCCACAAGACGGGAATCAACTGCCACAAAATCCTGCCCATCCTTGCACTGAAATTCGGAAAGCCTAAAATGCTCAGACAGCCGGATATTGCCGTCAACGCTCATGTAATATACCTTTACCATGGATTCACCCCCTTTCTGTTCCAATGCCTATGACACGATGTGCGCACATACGCCCGCACCCGGTTTAATTAGCGGGGGTCATAGGCATTGGAACGCGGGGGCATGGAAAAGGAAAAGCCAGCCGCGCACCCTTCCGGGGTGTTCCTTTTGTGCGGCTCCCCCGCTCTTTCATGATACACCCGTTAACCTTTAATGTCAAGATAGTTCCGGGTCTTGAGCAGCGCGGGGACAGACGAAAAGTCAACTTGTCCTAAGCATATCATAGGCCGCAATTCGGGGTGCACGGCCTGCAACTGCGTTGCAGCCTGCGGGCTGCTTCCATAGTGCTCCCTGCCGCTGTGGGGGCTTTCACAGATGTAGTAGTGCAATTCGTCCATCTGGTATGCGTACAGCCCAGCGAATGCGAACAAGGGGGACATTCCTTTTAAACTACGGGGGCGCACGTTTTCAAGGTTATTATATACGAACTGATTTTCCATTGCCATTTTGTAAAAGTCGCCTTTTCCCGCTAAGTGTTTCATCAGGGCCGTTTGTTTGCGTCGGTCGCTGATACGGTCACTGTGGGGCATTGCAATGAAAACACCCGTGTCCGTCATGCACCATTCTTTCCCGCTCCTTGACATTTTCGCTACAAGGTCGGTGCATCCCAGCTGCTCCAGAATCGGGCTTGAAATGTCAAAGGCGTTTGCAAGCAGCCACATGCGCAAAGGCGGCTTTCCTTCCAGCTCTCTGTTTCCGCACACTGTCACATAGGCGTTCAAAAGCGCTTCCCCCTCAGCCTTGCGTTTTGCAATTATCCTCTCAGGGATAAATTCATCAAACACAAGGTCTGAAAACACATTGCCATTAAAGCCGCGAATGCCTGCAATGGACGGCAGCGCCATTCCAACAGCCCTCTTGTTGCCGATGTGCCATTTCTTGCGCCCGTCTTTGTCCTCTTCGTCCGTGTATTCGATATCGCCGATGGCATACGAAATTTTGCCAGCTTTCAGAATGCCGATATCATAACCCACGGACTGCAGAGCGTTGAACGGGTTTAAGTCCGGGTCAGCGGCGACGGCCTGCAGCTCATTCACGGTACGACGCATGTACAGAAAATACTTGTTTTCGTCAAGCATATATTTCAGCGTGCCGAACGTTTTACCAACTTGACGTTTGCCGATAATAATATTGCACCAGCAACCTAAAGCGGCGACAGCCGGGATATTCACCCAGCCGTCGCCGGTATACAGGTCAAGCGCAATATCTTTGTTGCGCTTGCTCATAATTTACACCTTGGTAATGCTGCCAGTCTCAAGGCAACTCAACACAGCCTTGATAATGGCATCATTTGCACCCTTGTCCAGATAAATGCGGTAGTTATCATACCACTTGCCGTCCCGGCCTTTGGTCTGGCCTGCTGCCACAAAGTCCCCCTTGTCGCTGGAAATGGCCCTCATGCTGTAGAGGTCCACACAACCAAAGCGCAAGTTGAACACCAAAACCTTATCGGACATCTGCCGGGCACGGGACACAGACGCCCCCGCTGCTCTCAGTTCTTCCACGGTCACCTTGGGTTTGACCACTTCCGGGGCTGCATCGTTCTTGCAATTGTTTACTGCGAATGCCATAATAAATCTCCTTTTCTGTCAGTGATGTTCCATGTGGAACAAATTACTTTGCGGTGTTGGCTGCGATAGTGCGCAACAGGTCAATAATGGTGTCCTGTTTTCTGCTCGATGGTCTGCAGATGGGAAATTACGGTGGTTTCATTCGCCGTGACCTCTACCATATCGTCCACAAACCGCTCAAAAAACTCGTGAGACCGTCCAGCAAATCGGCCAATTTGTTATTGATATCCTGCATAAATTCACCCCCTTTCAGAACATCCAGCGAATAAGGAACTGCAGCCCGGCAGGGGTTGCACGTTCCGGATAAAGCGCCGTTGGCGCTTCCGGGAAGATATCCGCGATGTGGTGATTGTATGCCTGTAAATAAACATACAGGTCCGCAAGAGACCTTTCCCCGAACGCGTGCGGGTCATATGTGGGGGCGAACGGGAAAGCCTGCCGTGCGGCTTCCACCAGCGCGGGACGGGGCAGCGGCTGCTGCGCTGCCAGATTCTGCACAGCGTTCGTCAGCTGCCCTACAGGGTCGAACACAAGCCCGATGACGTTCCCCGCGATATCTTCCCAGATTTCAACCTTCGTGATACTTGCCATGTTGTTTCCTTTCTGTCTGTTATAATGAACCCCGCTTGCGCGGGGGTATCGGCTCAAATCTCCAGCATCGTCATTGCATCTTCCATGCCGTATCCGTGATTCTGCATCTGCTGATTTTCGGGGCTCTCATACTGCCCCTCTTGCCTGCGCCTTAATTTTTTCAATGGCGTTCATAAGTTCTTCGGTCTTAATGGTCTTTTTCATGATTTTGTCCTTTCTGTCTGTCTGTATTGGTTTTGTGTTCCTCTCTGTGATTATATAATACCACAACGGAAGCGCCCATGTGTTAACAAACTATGAACAATTTGTGAAACTATCAAATAGATACCTCACATTCAATTAAAAGACTGCGTTCATCCGACACCCGGTATTCACGTTCGGTCATGACAACCCACGACGCGGAAACCGTGGGTTTTGCAAAGTCTGTTCGTTGCCGTATGGGTTCATCATGGTATGCCAGACATTGACCGCCTGCGGGGGATATCAACAGCCCATCCCGCAAGTTGTCAATGCTGCCATCAAGAGCCTTTACACCGGCTTTCTTGTTTACTCCTGCAATCGTGCTTTCAATTGTCCCGTCTGCATCGACACAAGCATAGCATTTTGCGTGCAGGAACCGGAAAGCCTGCATTCCGTACCGGTCGCGCGGGTGTTCGTCCTCTGCGACGCCAATATAGACTTTGCTGCCGTCTTTCTTTTCAACAACGCAATCGCGCTTCACGCATTGCGCACGGATGACGGCGTTATAGTCGTCAATGGCTGGTTGTTTCTCGCCCTCAAACTTGCAAGAATCGGTGTCCCAATAAATAACCCGTTCCCATCCAACGCGTTTCAGCATATCCCACAGCTTGAGACGGGAGAGTGATGCCGTCCACAGACCCCACAAGAAAGGAAATTTCTTCTCTTGTGATTTCTGAATTTCGGCGTCGTCTTTACTCTGCAAGTTCATTATCCAGCTTTTGTGCGTGCACTCCAACGTGTCAGGGTCGCACCCGTATTCATCACGCACCGTTTTCTGTGCACATGCACCGAAAATGGTATTGACGCAAATTTTTGCAAAAGCATAATCCGGACTGCCTTTTTCCGATTCTTTTACACGAAACTTTTCGTAAATCGTTTTGCGGAAAGAATCAGGCAGATAATCCAGCCGAAACGCCACGCTTTCAGCTGCACATATTTTATCATAAGTATACCCATCAACAAACCGCTGGTAGTCGTTTGAATCACAATACCAGAACAGAGCATCCGCGCCCAATACTCTACCGTTGTCCAGTTCATCAAGGCCCGATACGTCGGGGCATTTGCTGAACGAAATACAGGGGTCGGGGCATTCAGGCTTGCACCGGGGGTTAATGATACAGAGTTTCGCTATCCAGCCATACCCAGCCTTGATAAATTTCTGCAAATCCTCTTCCGGCAAATCAGCGGGCAGCGTTACAGGCGCACCCGATGGAAATTTCCACAACAACTGCTGCGACGGGTGCGCACTCTTGAAGTCGTAGGAGTTACAATTGGTATAGGTACGCCCGGCACGCCAACGCGTACCGTGCGTGTCACCACCCGCCATACAGTGATATGCAAGCGCCATCTGTTCGCGGTCAAGCTGCAGCGCTTTGATAGCTGCCATACATCGCCGGTCGGGCATTATTTCTTTGCGCACTGCTTCAATGACCATGCCTGTATTAGTATATGGTACAGTCGCCTGATTATAGCCGTGTTCGGCTTTCAGACGTTCAATTGCTTCATACAGACCCAACACATCATTGACGCAATACGCAAATTCCGTATCTGTCAACGGCGTATCAGGAGTGCGATATACCGTATAATCAAGGTCGCCTGCAAGTTTTGCGTGCTGGCAACCTTCTGTTGCCCTGGCAAGGCTCTTTTGGAACAGCTTGAAACTGTCCCGAAACTCTATACCGTTATCAAAGCGCAAATACAAGGGCTTGCGGCTTTTCGTATATAAGCTATCAGCCAAACCCCAACGAGCCGTTAGCAGCTGCATAATATACTGATGCTCATAACCCAGATTATGCACATACAGAACAAGCCGGTTCTTCTCATTAACGCCCCATTTATCCACCAGAGTTTCCAGCATTTCTGCCCAGTCCTCAAAATACCTAGGAACAATGACCATGCCACCAATACAGGTTTGCCAGCTATATGCAAAGCCGTCTGTGTCTGTGTTCGTGGTTTCAATGTCAAATGTTGCTGTTATGTCAAGATAACTGGACATATATTTGCGCCCTTTGGTACGCTTGACTTTTTGCGGACACACAAGGCGCGGCAAATATTCAGCTAAACACTCGCTAACAAGCACGCCCTGCGATTCTCTCATTTATGTGATTCTCCTTATATAGTCTAGCAGCGCTTGACCTTTTGTCGTTTGGTCGTCCCGGTCTGCTGTTATGATATCTTCCAGAACATCCGAATTATTGCTTGTAATGGCATCATAAATTTTATCACTGTCAAACAATTTTTCTGCAGCTTTGGTGAAAAACTTCTGAACAGCCATATCCCATTGTTCTTGAGTTCCCTTGAAACCGCGCTGCACGGCGGTCTGATAGCGTGCATCTCTGATAGCGCGCACGCCGGTGACGGTGCTGCTTTTCATCGTCATAAATTCGCGCAACTGCAAATATTGTTGCTTTAACGTCGTTCTTGCAGCGCTCTCTTTGGGCCGCTCATTAAAGCGGGGCTTGATTTTGCCCGGCATTTGACTTTCTGCGTACTTGTAAGCACCAGTCTTTGCCGTGTTAATAACGTCGCTCTTTTCCAGAGCGCGTAAACGTTGGTTTGCCGCTTTTGCGGCCTTGCGTATGACCTTCACAAGCTCCGCGTTTGTGAGCTGGTTTGGGTCTGTAGCATTGGGGCTGTAGTAGCTCCACGTCTGCGGGGCGTACTTCGGAAGATGCTTAGCGCTTCTTGCCATGATTGCTATGTCTCCTTTCAAAGTCTCTATCCGCCAACCAATAACCGATTGCCTGCAGCAGTAAATTTAAAGGAATCGCCACAACTATAGAAAACAACAAGCAAAGGCATCCATAAAGGAGCATCAAAACAATGTCGTGAACGATTGCCATATTCATTACTTAAACACCTCAATTCTAAACCCGTCCAGCGTTTCCGTCAACACGCAATCTGCAGCCCCCAAAAGACATGTGCGGATGCAATCATAAAACTTGCGTATTTCACGGGGGTCTACATAAACACAGCTTCCCGCGCTCCACGAACATTTATTGCTATGATAGACGTATATGTGACATACTTTAAATGCCGCCTTATTTCTTGTGTTCATACTTCTTATATCTCCCTTCCTGATGCTGCCGACGTCTCAACTCGTTGCGGTATTCAACAAAGCCCTCGTTCGTCACATACGCGGTCAAGACGTCGTGCTTTTCATCGTATCGGACCGAACGGATTTTAATATTCTGCCCGATATCGCCCAAATGACTAAAATAATCGTTCATGATTTCGCAACCGCCCCACAGCACACGGCAGCGGGTCAGGTAGTCGGACGCGCCAAGAGTAAACTTGTGATAGTCTTTCAGCGTCATACTCGCACCCCCACAATTACATCCTCTACGGTGTTGCTTCGAAACGGTGACGGGATGCAATAATATACCGCCTGCCGTCTTTCTCGATTTCTTGCAAATACCCATATTTTGCATCATTGGTTATAAGAACCTTGTTCAGAAAACGGATGTATTCAACTGGCAGTTTAATTATTTTCATCTTGTGCACGCTCCTTTCTATGCTTATTATACCACAACTAGAAACGCGATGTGTTAACAAACCATGAACATTTACATCATTGCTTTACTGTCCTAAAGTACCGGAACCGATTTTGGCACGTTCGGTATTGTGCACAAAAATGCGTGAAATATTGGGGGAAATTTCGGCGCGCTTTAGCA